GCCAAGATATTTAATCGATCTACAGCTGGTGCAATCTTGAAACAGCAGGTCGCAAAAATCCTGAAGGTCAGCCTTGGGTTGGTCCAAAAGCAGGCGGAGCATCTAAGAAAGTAAGTCGCTCTGCTAACCCTCGCGCAGGTGCTACCTTTATTGAGAACCTTCCAGAATTAACTCAAAGCAGCAAAGGTCGCGGTCGTTTAATTTACAAAGCATGGTCTATGGATCAAGGCAAGGCTTATGGTGCTGCCCTTAAAGCGATTGACACAGCAGAACGCGCATTCATGGTAAGAGCCCAGAGTGAAACATTCAGGAAGGGTTAATCATGCCAGAGATTAATATTGGGTCGAAACTAGATGCCAAAGGATTCAAGCAAGCCGAGACTTCATTAGATAAGTTATCGGGAAGTGTTAAGAGTCTGGCTAAGACCCTTGGTCTTACTTTTGGTGCAGCACAACTTATAGCCTTTGGTAAGGCTTCAGTTAAGGCAGCCGCAGCTGATGAGAAGGCACAGAAGCAACTAGCACTAGCGCTAAAGAATGTTGGGCTTGGTAGAGATGCCGCTGTTGCTGAAGGATTTATTCAAAAGTTACAAAGCGAGTTTGGTGTTGTCGATGACAAGCTGCGCCCTGCTTATCAGCAGTTAGCAGTAGCAACACAAAACACAGCACAGAGCCAGAAGTTATTGCAGATCGCTTTAGATATTTCTGCATCAACTGGCAAGGACTTACAGAGCGTCACAGGCGCAATTACAAAGGCATATCTAGGCAATAACACAGCCCTTGGCAAATTAGGCGTAGGCATCTCAAAGGCTGATCTAAAGGCTAAGTCCTTTGATGAAGTAATGAATCAACTCTCCACTACCTTTGCTGGAGCTGCTACACAGTCTGCCAATACCTTCCAAGGTTCGATGGACAAGTTATCTGTTGCATCTAATAACGTTCAGGAGATTATCGGCAAAGGCATCATAGATGCGCTTAAGGGTCTAAGCGAAGATACAACAGTCGATGATCTTGCTAAGGGCATGGAAGACTTTGCCCTATTTACTGCCGATGCAATTAGAGGCGTAGGCGTATTACTAGAAGCATTAAAGAGCATTCCAGCAGCAGTTAATCTGCCCGGACTCAAGTTTGCAATGCAAGCAACTGGCTTAGGCATCTTAAGTAAGATCGGTGCCGCTGAAAGAAAGAAGCAAGAAGCAGCAGCTGCTAGGGCTATGAATGGGTTGGCTCACTTAGCCGAGTTAGAGTCTAGATACACTGCTAAAACTCTTGGACTAAGCAAGAAACTCACAGCAGAAGAATTAAAGCAACTTAAAGCCAAGCAGTTAAAAGCAGCCATTGACAAGGCTAACCTAGCCCTTGGTAAGGGATCTGATGTCTTTGACATGGAAAAGATTCAACTGCAAGCAGCCGAAATAAGCGCAGCAGCGCAATTAGGTAAAGTAACTAGCCAAGCACAACTGTTACAGATTACTAACGACCTTGCTCGCCTAGAGGTTAAGCAATCTATTCTGGATCTAGAAGAAGCAATAGCCTCCAAGGATGTTGCAGCCATAACTAATGCAACTAACAAACTTAATGCAGACCTTAAAGTGCTTGGTGCTCTCACTGGTCAAAGTGTTAAATTAACCGAGATTAAAAGTATTCTTGATTCAATCCTTCCAAAGGATCTAATCAACTTAGCCAACCTTGATGCTGCTATTGCTAAATTAAAGATGATTGCTGGCGCAGGCACTAGCGGTGGTGCTGCTGGCGCAGGCGCAGGCGCAGGCGCAGGCGCAGGCGCAGGCATGGGCGCAGGCACTCCTTCACTCCTTGATGCACTAGCTGCTGGCAGTTTTGTTCCTGTAGTCGGTGGAGGCTATTCGACTTCAGCAGGCAACTATGCCTCTAGCGGCTTTCCCGGAGCGCAAAAGAATGGCGGCAATATCAGTATTGTAGTCAATGGCGCAATAGATGCTAATAGCACAGCAGATGCAATATTAAAGGTTCTCACCGATGCAGCTAATAATACTGGCAATAGTTACAACTTGGGCACTGGCTCAAAGAATACGACATACGTAGTATGACATGGACAATCAATCCTACTATTACGATAGATGGCACTGCCTACGTCAATAATGCTATCGGAGCGATCAATATCGATTATGGTCGCAGTACGGTCTGGGAGCCTACTAGAGCAGGTTATTGCCGTATTCAGCTTGTCAATACCAATAATACTAACTATCCAATAGACATCAACGACCCTGTAACAGTCAAAGTTCGCAATGCAACTGACACTGCTGATATCACAGTATTTACAGGCAATGTAACTGCTGTAGATAATCAAGGCGGTGTCTCTACTCCCACAGGAACGGTTGCCTATGTGACTGTCACAGCCGTAGCACCATTGACTCAACTTTCACGAACACAGGTAGGTCAAATTGCTTACCCTGAAGAAAACGAGTCTCAACGCATTACTCGCATTCTTAACGAGACAAGCATTACCAAAGACATTATCGACTCCGGTACCTATACCCTGATCGCTAGACCTGCCAATCCTAACGATGCTTTAACCCTATGCAACGCATATGCCAATACTGCTACAGGCGCAATGTACGAGACTCAGGCTGGGGCTGTGGGATATGCCAATGAAAACAGGCGCAATCAAGATGCGATCCTCAATGGCTATTATTCGATAAACCCTAGTTATATCGTAGCCAGTACCTTTAAGAGTAACTTGAGCCAAGGCGATGTAATCAACAGCGCAAAGATTAAATACAATGGCTCAAACTATGTCACTGTCACTAGCTCTGGCTCTACAAGCAATTACGGCACAATCGCGGCAACCCTAGACACAGACATTGCTACCGAGGCAGATGCAACACTTCTAGCCAACATCTATATCGGCATGCGAGCTTACCCAAAAACATCTATGTCCTCTGTTGAGGTTCGGATAGATGATCCAGACATGGATGCAACTACCCTCAACAAGATGCTCAACATCTACTTTGGTATGCCTGTCCAGATCGCTGGACTACCAGCCACAGTATCAGCCTCAACATATTATGGATTTGTTGAGGGATGGAACCTAGCATTCAGCCAATTATCGGCTAGAATTACCCTACGCACTACAGAGAAAACTTACAGTTATCGCTTTACACAGTGGGAAGATGTAAGTCCGGTCCTTCAATGGAATGCGGTAGGGGCAACGCTAACATGGCTAACATACGAGTAAAGGATAGATAATGCCAAGCACAACTAACTTTGGCTGGACAACCCCAGCCGATACAGATCTAGTCAAGAATGGTGCTAATGCCATCCGTACTCTTGGCAACTCTATTGACACGACTACAGAAGATATTTACTTTCTTAACCTAATGGGAGCAATCTAATGGCAAATACACTCAAAGCACTATTTAGAGGTGCTGCCACTACTACGACTACTACAGTCCTCTATACAGTGCCAGCATCTACCACTACAGCAGTGACTAATATCTGTATCACCAATACAGCTGCTACTGCTGCGACATTTACACTGGGCATGGGTACAGCAGGTGCTAACACTTCCCTGCATACCACCACAGCCATTGCTGCCAACTCAACTATCTATCTAGATATTCGACAAGTGCTGGCAACTACTAACACAATTACAGGTGGCGCATCTGCCATCACAGTTTCATTTCATATTAGCGGAGTGGAGATAGTTTAATGGGTGCTAGTCAAATACCAGCCGCCTCAACAGGTGGCGCGACATCAGACAATTATGTCTTGATTTCCTCAGTAACACCCACAGCAGCAGCTTCTACTGTGTCTTTCACAAGCATTTCAGGTTATCGCAAGTTATTATTTAGGTGGCTTGACACTACTTTAGCAACAGCTGGAACCATAAATCTTACTTTCAATTCTGATTCTGGAACAAATTACGCTTACTCAAAACAAAGCGGAACATCCACACTCGCCAATTTCCAAAGTCAAAAAGACACAAAAATCAATTTAGACGCAGCTACTTCAACTAGTCAATTAGGAGCGACCTACATAATTGACGGAGTAGCAACAACTGGTCCAAAGCCCTTTACTGGTTTTGGTAGCACAAGTGGAACCACAAATCTTTACATAGGTGGAATTTATTATGTAACCGCAGCAATTACAACAGTTACACTTACTGCAACCACAACTTTCTCAGGCGTGGGAACAGTCGCACTTTATGGAGTAGCAGCATGAGTAGATTCGGTATGGAAATCAATGTTGAAACTGGCGAAGTAACAAGGGTTGAATTGCCAGAGGTGATCGATGAAGCCTCAGCTGAGTAAAGCAGCCATTCAATTAAGGGAGCAGGTTGATGATTGCTTCCCAGATCGTGATAGGCGTAGCGATGGTACGACCGGTGATCCAAGACATGCTTTACGTAAGTCGGATCACAATCCAGATGCACAAGGCTGGGTACGCGCTTGGGACTGCGATCGTGATCTACACAAAGGCGGAAAGCCAGACCTCATGCCCGATCTTGTTGATCAGGTTCGACTCCTATGCAAGTCTGGCGCTGAGAAGCGCATTGCCTACATTATTTTCAACGGAAAAATCTACTCCCATATCCTTAACTGGAAAGCAAGAACATACACAGGGGCTAACAAACACGAACACCACGCTCATTTCTCGTTTAAGAAAACGGCTGATAATGACGGGGCTTTTTTTCAGATACCTATGTTAGGCGGAGAATAATGAATATGAAGCATCCAGTAGTAATCGCAGTCGGAGCATTCCTAGCAGTATGGGGAACGACATCTAACTTCTCTCTAGACTATCGCCACATTCTTGGTGCAGTCGTGGCTGGAGTATTTGGTTACGCGAGCCCCAAAAAGTGACACAGACAGACTTCTTTACCCTTTACCTTGCCACACTAGCTACGCTAGGTGGTCTATCCGGCTTTGTCATAACACACCTGTTGTCTGAAATCAAAAGACTTAATGGGCGTGTTGATGAGATCTATAACCTACTTCTAGACCGATAATTTTCCCATGGCAAGAAAAGCGACAAAGGCACTAGAGGAGCAGGGTTACTCTAAGTTAGATGCTTATTGCATTGGGCTTTATGAATACTTTTGCAGCCTTAAAAGAGCAGGCTTTAAGGAAGACATAGCCATGTTCATGATTACCGAGCCTCAGTCGTATCCTGGTTGGATCTTGCCAGACCCAGTCGATCCAGAGAAGTTCGGCAATTATGAAGATGAGGACGATGATTAAAAAACGCTATCTGGTCATCTCGGATCTACAGATCCCCTATCACCACGAGCAAGCCGTTAAAAATCTAATAAAGTTAGTAAAGCGTGAGAAGTTTGACTTGGTATTAAATACCGGTGACGAACTAGATATGCAGTCACAAAGCAAGTGGGCGCAGGGTACTAAATTAGAGTGGGAAGGTACGTTAGATGCTGACAGAAGCCTTGCTCAGAATATTCTCTATGACCTCGGCACAACAGATGTCACTCGCAGCAATCACACAGACAGGCTCTACCATACGTTATTACGAGCACCTAGCCTCATTGGGTTGCCAGAGCTTGAATACGCCAAGTTTATGGACTTTGCAGGACTCGGCATCCGATTCCACAAAAAGCCCTTTGAATTCCACAAAGGCTGGGTGCTAGTCCATGGTGATGAAGGATCTATGAACAACAACGCTGGACTTACTGCCCTTGGTTTAGCACGTAAGTTTGGCAAGTCTGTAGTCTGTGGACACACCCACAGGGCAGGCATCAGTGCCTTCACAGAGGGCATAGGAGCCTCATACAGGACTTTGTGGGGCTTAGAGGCTGGCAATGTCATGGACAAGAAAAAAGCCTCTTATCTCAAGGCTGGCAGTGCTAATTGGCAGATGTCTGTGGCAGTCATAGAAACGCATGGAGATCGTGTTAGCCCTATGCTCGTGCCTATCAACAAGGACGGATCCTTCACCCTTTACGGAAAGTTATACGCCTAAAGCGTTATCAAATCGTTATGCAAATATGCACGATTATGTCGTGTCAGTGTGTCACACTAATATCGTAAGCAGTCAAGGGCACTGCTACAGATAGGTACACAAATGCAATTACCGATGATCTTAATCTTATTAGCTGCTAACGTGCTTTGGTACGTAGTCGGCTGGTCACAAGGCTTTAACGAAGGCAAGCGCGAG